CCGGGGACTTCAAGGCAAGCGACATCGACACAGCCCTTGACCCATACCTGTATCAGATCGCCGACGAAATGAAGAACTACTGCGCCGACCGCAAGACGGTAGTATTCCTGCCGTTGGTAAAGACTTCGCAGAAGTTCCGCGACATACTGAATGAGCGTGGATTCAAGGCGGCAGAAGTCAACGGCGAAAGTCCTGACAGAGCTGAGATACTGGAAGAATTCGATAAGGGCGAATTCAATGTACTGTGCAACTCCATGTTACTGACAGAGGGCTGGGACTGCCCGTCGGTAGACTGTGTTATAGTTCTCAGACCCACAAAGGTCAGGGGACTGTACTGCCAGATGGTAGGACGCGGCACAAGGCTCTGCGAGGGCAAGGAAAATCTCTTGCTGCTGGACTTCCTCTGGCACACGGAACGCCACGAACTGTGCAGACCTGCACACCTTATCTGCGAGAGCCCCGAAGTGGCTCAGAAGATGACCGAGAACATGGCAGATAATGCAGGCTGTGCAGTAGACCTTGAAGAAGCCGAAGAAAAGGCTGAAAGCGATGTAGTTGCTCAGCGTGAGGAAGCACTTGCCAAGACACTGAAAGAGATGCGTACCCGCAAGCGCAAGCTGGTAGACCCGTTGCAGTATGAAATGAGCATAGCAGCGGAAGATCTGTCCTCATATGTGCCTGCCTTCGGCTGGGAATGCGCACCGCCGTCTGACAAGCAGAAGAACAGGCTTGAAAAGCTGGGTATCTTCCCCGATGAGATAGACAACGCCGGCAAGGCAGCGTTGATACTCGACCGACTGGAAAAGCGCAGAAATGCAGGGCTGACTACACCGAAACAGATACGTCTGCTGGAGAGCAAAGGCTTTCTGCACGTCGGTGAATGGAGCTTCGATCAGGCTAGTTCCATGATCTCACGCATAGCCGCCAACGACTGGAGGGTGCCGAGAGATATAGTACCTGCGGAGTACAGACCGCAGAATGATATGCAGGGAGAACCGTTATGGAACTTTTAAAAATACTTGAAAAAATACCGCCCTCAGACCTCGATTATCAGGAGTGGATAAATGTAGGCATGGCGCTGAAACACGAGGGCTACACAGCCGCAGACTGGGACAGCTGGTCGCAGTCTGACAGCCGATACCATGCCGGTGAATGTGAACAGAAATGGCAGGGCTTTAACGGCTCTGCCGAGCCTGTGACAGCAGGCACTATCATACAGATGGCAAAAGACAGAGGTCTGACCTTCGGCGGCGATTTTCGCGAACTGGACTGGGACAGCGAGATAAGCTATGAAGAGGGCGCACCGACTGTCAATACAGGCGAGGGCATACCCATACATGAGCCTGAAAACTTCGACCCCGTGAACGAGATCGTCACATATCTGGAAACGTTGTTCGAGGCAGGGGACAATGTGGGCTACGTCACCGAAACGTGGGAAAGCGAAGACAAAGGCAAGCGCAGGTATCTTCCAACGAAGGGCGCTTGCGACCGTACAGCGGGTGAGCTGATACAGCAGCTGAAATCCTGTGGCGGCGATATCGGCGCAGTTCTGGGCGACTACAAGACCGAAGCGGGTGCATGGATCCGCTTCAACCCACTGGATGGCAAGGGTGTGAAAAACGAGAATGTCACCGAGTACCGCTATGCACTGGTGGAATCGGACAGTATGCCCATAGCACAGCAGCACGCAGTTATAAGAGAGCTTGAACTCCCTGTGGCAGTGCTGGTATACAGCGGTGGAAAGAGCCTGCACGCGATCGTCAGGATAGATGCACCGAACTATGATGAATACCGCAAGCGTGTGGACTACCTGTACAAGATCTGCAAGGAGAACGGGCTGGATATCGATCGTCAGAACCGCAACCCATCAAGACTATCAAGACTTCCGGGCGTAGTCCGCGGAGAGCACAAGCAGTTTATCGTGGACAGGAATATAGGCAAGTCGGACTTCAACGAGTGGAAGGATTATATCGAATCCATCAACGATGATCTGCCCGACCCGGAGAGCCTGTCCGCAGAATGGGACGATATGCCCGAACTGGCACAGCCGCTTATCGAAGGAGTGCTCAGGCAAGGACATAAGATGCTGATAGCGGGACCGTCTAAGGCGGGCAAGAGTTTCGCACTGATCGAGCTGAGTATAGCTCTGGCTGAGGGTGTGAAGTGGCTGGGCTTCAACTGCGCACAGGGGCGCGTGCTGTACGTCAATCTGGAGCTGGACAGAGCTTCCTGCCTGCATCGTTTCAAGGACGTATACACCGCCATGCACTTACAGCCCAAGAACCTCGACAAGCTGGATATATGGAACCTCAGAGGACGCAGTGTGCCGATGGACAAACTGGCGCCCAAGCTGATACGCAGGGCGAACAAGAAGAACTACATAGCGGTCATAATCGACCCCATATACAAGGTCATCACAGGTGACGAGAACAGTGCCGACCAGATGGCTAAGTTCTGCAATCAGTTCGACCTGATCTGTACCGAGTTGGGCACAGCAGTGATCTACTGCCACCATCACAGCAAAGGCTCTCAGGGTGGCAAGCGCTCTATGGACAGAGCCAGCGGTTCGGGTGTATTCGCCCGTGACCCCGATGCACTGCTCGATCTGACGCAGCTGGAAGTTACCGACGCTCTCCGCAAGCAGCAGGAAGACAAGCAGACCTGCCGCATAGCCGAAGAATGGCTCAGACGCTTCTACATGGAAAACGCTTTCAACGAGCTGGTATCTCAGGATGACAGGGTAACCCCATCTCGTATGCTGGACATAGCCCACGGAGCTCTCCATCCTAACAGCTACCGCCTGATGAACGAGGATATAGCCAGAGCAAAGGCGACACTCGGCAATCGTACAGCATGGCGTATAGAGGGCACTCTGCGAGAGTTTGCAAGTTTCAAGCCCCTCAATCTGTGGTTCGATTATCCCGTACATATCAGCGATACAGACGGTGTTCTGCAAGATGCCAAGTACGAGGGCGAGTATGATTACCGCAAGAATTTTGAAAAGCGCAAGACCAATGAAGAACGCAAAAACGATCGCAGAGAAAGCATAGAAACGGCTTTCAGCGGTGTTGAGGAAAACGGTGAATGCAGCATATCAGATCTTGCTGAGTACCTTGCTGTGACCGAGAAAACTGTCCGTTCTCATCTGAGAGAGCATGGTGGATTCTGGGTCGAGGACGGCAGATGCGGGTTGAAACACTAGGGAAATTTCCTCGATATTTTCCGTTTTCCTTCAAAATTACAGGGAAAGAAAAAATCGGGGAAAAAGTCGAAATTTTCTTCCTTGAAAGGTCGAGGGAAAATTTTGAGAAATTACCGATATTTTCCCGAGGGAAGAAAAAGTATATTATTACATAATATATAATTTCGGGGTGTGAGCCCCCGAAATTATATTCTGAAATAATAATGCGGCGACACACACGAGAGGAGTGAAATGATGACTGAATTTTTTATGCCCATGATACCGCCGACCGTCACACACCAGGAGAAGAAGATCCATGTGGTGAACGGCAAGCCCGTGACCTACGAGCCGCCCGAGCTGAGAGATGCCAGAGCGAAGCTGATGTCACGCCTGGTAAGACACCGTCCCGAACAGCCATACACCACAGGGCTCAGGCTGACGGTCAAGTGGCTGTTCCCGAGAGGTAAGCACAAGGACGGTGAGTACCGTATCACCAAGCCCGATACCGACAACCTGAACAAACTTCTCAAAGACTGTATGACCGAAGCCGGCTTCTGGAAAGATGATGCTCTGGTGGCTTCGGAGATCTGCGAGAAGTTCTGGGCAGAGACCAGCGGTATCTACGTCAGGATAGAGGAACTGTGATATGGATATCAGAGATATCAAGAAGAACCTGAACCGTGAGGTGCTGCATGACGGGCAGAAATATCTGCTCGTCGGCTGCATCCTCAGACGGCACAGGAAAGAAAGCCGATTCTACTACGAAGCGGAACTGCACGACCCCAGAAATCTGAACTGGGTAGTGTACTGCCCGCTGAGAGATATTCAGGAGGTAACAACATGAGTAAAAGCAAGCGTCGAGAATGCTTTGTAAACGGACATTGCTGCTATGACTGTCCCGACTTCCAGATCCAAACAGTCGAAGAAAGGTATGGATACGGCATCGCTGAGGACATGGGGCTTGAAGAGATCGAGTGCAGAGACTGCCATTACAACAGTGGAGAGTGCAAAGACTGCCTGCTGGAGAACAGCCCTGATTGTCCGAAGTACGGAAAGGAGGTAACAACATGAACGAAGTCAAGCCCTGCCCCTTCTGCGGCAGCAAGTCGAGAGTGCATCTGTATCTCGGCAAGTGGTACGCAAGGTGCAATAAGTGCAAGAGCTATTCGGCTCCATACGATACGGAAGAACAGGCGCGAGAGGCTTGGAATAGGAGGGTGAGAGATGAGATCGATA